TGATAAAACAGTATTTCCGCTTCCTGTTGATGTTGTTACACCTGTGCCACCATTAAGAACGGGTAAAGCTGTGCCACTTAAAGTCACCGCTAATGTACCACTTGATGTGATTGGACTCCCTGAAACAGATAAGAATGCAGGGACTGATGCCGCTACACTTGTAACTGTTCCACTACCACCACCCAATGCCACACCACCAACAGTTGCACCATCACCTTTATACACACCGTTATTGGTAGTGTCGTAAATCAATTCACCCACATCAGGTGTTATGCCTGTGCGTTGTGCTGTCGTTGCTCTCGGAATTTTTATCTGTCCCATAATTATACTCTTTGTCCTATGTCTAAAATTTCACTACCTGTTGTCCTATCGCCCATGTCAACTATCTCACCACTACCTGCACCACCCCCACCACTACCACTCCCACCAAATGTGCCAAGCTGTGCGTAGGGTAAAGATGTCCATGCAGTAACCCCATTTCCAATTTTTGTCTTGTACAATCGGATAGTTCCACTTGTAAAGAATGTATCATTTTCAACACCCACCTCTGCCACCAATAACACAGGATTGAGAGCAGTCCATGTGGATGCTGTTTCATTCCTAATGACATAAGGTGATTTGGTGATGTAACTCATTTAATATTTTGTTGGCTCTGTTATGAATGGAATGGCACACCTGTCATCTGCCTTGCGTAATTGAATGGCTGCCTTAAAGCTCACACCGAAATATCTTTCTGGTGTGATCTCGTTAAAGAACGTAATATCGATGTCATCATCCTCACTCACATTGATGAATGTCCAATTATAGTCAGGGTGTCGCAGTTGTGCAATCACATCCTCTGCTATCTGTGCCGTATCTGAATAGACTTCTGTGAACGCATCACCACCTCTACGGACAGAATCAACTATCCAAAATGTGAATGAATACTTTGATGTGCTTCGTGTCCGCTTGATGGAATCCACCTGCACCCATAGTTCGACAGGATTGCTCACTCCACTTGTGTAAAGGTCAGGCAACTCTCCAAACTGAAAGCCATGTATCTGCCTATGGTTTGTCGCAATGCTTTGCAGAGAGCTTACTATCTGGTTTAATGTTGTTGTCGGTGTGGTTGCCATCTTTTATCTTTTCAAAATACAATTCTAACTTCTTCCCGTTATGGGACAATTTTCGTTGGTGGGAACCTTTCTTTTTCATCTGGTGATAATTTAGAATAACGTGTGCCTGTGTACCAACCTGTTTCGTATGAAGATGCCTTTGGATAGATTGTGTCCATGCCAGGTGTTGGTGGATTGTAATATGTCGGATAACTTGCTTGATTCTGTGCTAAATAATTAGTCAATCGCTGTGCGAACTCTTGTGCTTGGTCAGAGAACTGTTGTCGCATCCGATCAAGGATTGACAAGTCAACAGATGCTGAATTATCAGAACTCATTGTCTGCACTCCCTTATCTCGTATCTTGTAGTTAAACACATGCAGTCCATTTGCCAACACCTCAAACCGATGTGCAGGTCGTAACTTTGTCAGCACCGTTGCATTTAGCACACTTACTGTATTTGCTTCTATCTCTGCCTTAATCGTAGCATACAAACCACTTCCAAGCAATGGAAGGATTCGATACTCCTGCACATCAAATATCAACGCAGCAAGTTGCTGTTGATCGTAGTTGTTGTCAATGTATGCCAACAATCTCTCGTCTGTTGGCTTTAAAAATAACCCATCTATAACTGCCATACTATTTTCTTGTTGTGCCTTTCTTAACTAAATTGGTTTGCCATTCGTGTCTGCAATGTGGAACGTGGATTGTTGTGTCTGGCTTTGTGTACCACCCACCACGCATCATCCACACACTACCACCTACCTCATTGCTCATGTTGTCTATCTCTGCTCTTGTGTATAGTTTCTGTGCATCCATCAACTTCACACAGAACTCCCTCGACACCCCACCCACCGCCAATGGTGGTGATTCAGGCGAAAGCTCGTAGGAATATAGCACAACAAGTTCTGGTTGCTGAATGTCTGCCTTTGCAATCTCTGATTTTGTTGGTTGACTGATAATGATGTCACCCTCAATGCCACCTTTCGTGATTATCTTTTCTTCTGCAAAATTCATGTAAGAAGAAACAAAATTGGATTCGTATGCCTCAAAGTCAAATTCTTCTGTGAACTTCAACGATTCGGTTTTTAAGATAGTGTAATCTGCCTTTGACACACCACAACGAAGAAACATGTCAATGTTCGCCTGTGAATTAAAGTGTGCTTTAATGTTTGTTGTTTCTGTTGCCTCTGATTCAATGCCTATCAATCCAAGTATCTGTGATGCTGACATGGAATCTAAAATCTTTTGTGCCACCGCTTGTGGTAAAGAATTGAGTGCTTGTATCGTGTCGATAGTTTTCTGTGATGCATTTGGAAGTGTGAATCCTAATGGCTGTACAGTCTTCAATCTTAAATCAACACCAATGCCGAAGTCACCAATAAACATATTCACCATGTCCTCAATCAACTTCTGTCGTGGTATGATGTACATCTGATTAAACTCATTGTGTGCAATCTCTATCTCTGTACGCATACCCAATGCACCCTCTCTCGCTATGCCAAATAGAATTGGATTGGCAAAGTGTGCTGAAAAGATTTTTGTTTCTGATTGTTTAGCCACCTCAATGTATTGCTTGTCGATGTCACTCATTGCAAGTGTCTGCACATCTGTTCCTGTTTCTTTGCTCATAGCAAAGTTCAAGATTATGCGTTGACCTTTCTCTCCTGTAAACTTTTCAATGATGCGATTCTCAATTTCTTCTTGCTTGATTTCATCAGGAACTCCATTATAAAAATTTATGATTGACGAAGGCGTGAATCCATTCTTTATATTGTGATAATGAAAATCAGAAAGTGCAATGTCAACATTTATCCAAATCACCGCACCACTATAAGATGGTAAAGGATAGACTTGTTGATTAGGATGGTAAACAGAAAAGTAATATAGCTGTGACTTTTTATTTGTTGCTTCTTTATCGTACGCATCGAACACCTTGTAGTCTGGCTCGTTCTCTGGATTCTTATTCATCTTCCTGTTACCAACCCCATCCAAAGTGTACCAACGTGATGTGTAATAATATTTCTTTTTGTCAGGACTACTTCTAACATTCGCAAAGTCAATGTAGTTGATTTTAGAAAGTGATCCACCCTTATTGTATATCACCTCTGCTGCCATGCCATTGAATAACTCCAAGTCATTCGCCCACTTCTGTGATGCCTGATTCAAAGTTTCGTTGCCAAAGTTCTTTGTAAGGAAATCATTCACCATTGACTGCTTCTGCACCGTTGCTGTTCGTGCATCGTAAGTCCATCCATTGCCAACAAGATAACGTACCTTCTGGTCAATGATTGTTTTGTGGTATGCACTCCTTGTGTATAGGTCAATCAAGTAATAAGGATAGTCATTGAATTGTCCAAACAATACATAGTGCTTGTCTTTCTTTTCTACAAATGCAGGAAGGTCTTGATTGCCGAAGGTCAAGAATCTTTGTGATGCTGTTGGTATATTGTTTAATTCTGCCATACGAATTCTTCTGTGTAAGTGTTGTCGATGAATGAGCTTGTCGCTGTGGTTACTGATTTAAGCAGTCCTGTTTCAACTAATGAAGTCGATAGTGATGGATCAAGATTTGATGAACTTGTCTGCTCATATACTTTATACTGATATGTGCCTTCTACTAACTTCACCTGCCCTGACAATGGAATGGATGTGTTTGATTCAATTATCGTAAGTAGGTTGTATCTCGTTGTCTGTGTCGATGTATCTGGACAGATAGCATACACAAGTTCATTTGTTGCCAAGTTATTGAACACGACCAAAAAGTAAGGTGATGACAATGTTGTCTTTTCTGTTAACGTGAACACAACACCATTCGATTGACCTCTTGTAACCTTTAACATATTAATATAAGTAAAGAATTGCCATTTGTATAAAAAAAAGAAAGTTTGGCTATTGCTAACCAAACTCTCAAACCTTACTCCACTATGAAAACAATTCTATTGTATTAACAATGCGTAGTTCGCTGAACTCATTGAAGATATTGGACTAACTTCCATTCCCATCCATGTTAATGAGTAACCGCTACGGTCACCATCTGCTGTGCCAGAATCAGATTCACCTGCACTTAAATCAAGTCCACGAAGATAACCTAACAACCACACATTACCATTGCGATCTTTAACTGCTATCTGAACTCGTGCCTGTGCGTAGTTCTGCAATTCGTTTCTGAATGATGCTTGTAGTTGGTTGTAGATGTACACCAAAGTTTCTGTGTAAAATACAGTTCCGTTTTGAACATTGACAGTTGCTGAATCTTTAAGATTCGCTGTTTGTTTCTCACAAGATAGTGTGTACCAACCTGACAACGATGCTCCTGTTATTGCAACAACACCACTTGTAAGTGTGTATTGAGCAGCAAGTGTTGCATCACTTGGCATTGGGTGTATTTTGATTTCTTGAATTCCACCAACTGATGCTCTGCATCCGATAGGGAAACTACTTACTAATGTACATGCCATTTCTTATTTCGTATTTAAGAATTGGGAGCAGGTTACCCCACTCCCATTTCTTGGTTAATTATTAGATATTTTTGTATTGAACGATTTGGTCTGTGAAGTGATTCGCAACACCAAGCTTGAAGTCCATTACCATTCTAACTTCACGATTGTCTTTTGAATACCAAAGGTCGAAGTTCTGTATGTCATTTTCAAGATCAACACCCACAACGAAGTTGCTTGTTGTTCCTGCGAAGATACGATGCTTTGCTGCTGTTGGAAGACCTGTTCCGTTGTCGGAATTTAGTCCTGGTACTGCAATAACTTTCACGTTAGTACCTGGATAAACTAATTCAAGACCTGCACTACCATTTGCTGTTGTTGGAATGTAGTTGTATAGGTTAGCTTGCCAAAGTGCATTCAAAAGCAAACGATAATCTTCTTGTGAACAGAATACTACTGGACTGTCATCTAAAATCGCATTTGGAATCTTTAAGAAAATGATTTCCTCAAATATAGCACGGGCATTTGCTGCTGTGATAGCTGCTGTTGGTGTCGCTGCTACTGCTGTTGCTGCTGTGTCGATTGTCTTGATGAAACCATTCATCAATTTCAAGTTTGGATCAGCAGTTGTTGCTGTGTTACCTAACCACAACATTGCTTCAACTTGTTTGTTGATGTATTGCTGAACTCGGTCAGTAATTGCTGTGAAGAATAAATTGTCGATACCATCTTGTGAATCGTATGTGCCAGAGTACAATGCTCCTGCTTTAAGATATTTCTGTGTGAAATATGCTTCAAGTTCTGATGGACACCATGACATGTTTAATTTCAAAGCAACTGGTGTGATAGTTGTTTGTGTTACTGTTGTTGTTCCAGATGTGTTGAACGCACATGATCCTCCCACTTGGAAGTTAGCTGTGGTGTCAAGAATTGGAATCTTCATTGCTGATTTGATACCTGCACGAACATCGATAAGTCCCATTGTCTTTGCTCCAAGAATGGATTTGGTCACGATGTCTGCTTTGTTTTCTTCGGTGTAAGCGGATAGACCGCCTAATGAAAATGTTGCCATTGTTTATTTTTTTTTAGTTTATTTTTTATGAATTATTTTTGTGTGTTCATTCGATTGCGATATTCCTCTAAACTTTCACGTTTAAATGTTGGCTCTGACTTCAAGTTTACTGGTAGTTTCTTTACAGATGTTTCGGCAGGTTGTTCGCTGAACTTTAATACCAATGCACTCAAATCTGAATTATAACCTTCCATTACTTCTATTTTGTCCGAAAGTTCTTTTGTTGCTGTTGCAAATTTCTCTGTCATGTTAACTACTGACTGCTCTAACATAGATGTCACTTCTTCTTTTGTGAAGTGATGCTCTTTGGTGTGCGTTTCAATAAGTGTCTTAACAGTTGCTGTGTTGTTCTCCATTTCGTGTGGTGTGGTTGGCATCCCCTTCTCTTTGTCTTTTGATTCCACTTCTGCCTCTGCTACTGGTGGTGTAACTGTTACAATAATGCCTCCGATAACTTCGATAGTTGCTCCATCTTCCATTTCGTAAACAGCATCAGGTGCAGGTAGTTCTGTTCCATCAGGTTGAAGTATTGTAACTGGCATCTGTACCATTGGCATATCACCTTCGTAACGAAGTGTGCTTCCATCAGGTAACATGATGTCTTTAAAATTCAATTTTGTTGGTGACAAGTGTTTTTTAACAAGTGTCGCTAATTCTGAAATGAATGTTGCTTTGTCTGCCATGATTTAAGTTGTTTGATTAATTAAGTAGATAAATTAAATGCGTACCATTTTATGAATTAC